GGGTGATCAAGGATGGATTGAGAAGAAATTTGAGTATGTTGTGGAGGCTCTAGAATGTGTTAGAGTACATCATCATTCAAGATTGATCTATCCGTGCAACTCTATCGCTGAATATGTTCAGGGCACGCTTATTGATCTTAGATGATTGTTTGATTGATAGTTGTTTGGAGAGGGCTGGCTAACTGCTAGCTCTCTTTTTATGTCAATAGTATTTATATTCTGATATATTGGGCGCATGAACAAACAACATCTAATAAAATACCTCCAGGTCAGCAGCAAACTAGAAACCATTGCAAGAGAGTACCCATTAGCTGTAGCTCGCCTTTGGATCCCTCATTGTCATAGATGGGATGGAAGAGCTAGCCAGTCAGATAGAGAGAGAGGTTGCGGCCGCCCGATGCAGTTTATAGGCAACGGCTTGTACACCTGCACACATTGCAACATTACAGAGCAGCGAACATCACAAAGAGAGGGGGTTGTTCATGCTTTAAGACATTCAGAGGCGTTCCTTTTAAGTGGAGGGAATAGAAGTGGCAAGACAGAATCCGGAGCTGGGATGCTGCCTGTCGCTTTTGCAGCTGGCTCAAATGAGTGGTGGGTAAGGGAGTGGGCTGCACTGAATCAGATCCCACTTGACTTGCTGCCCAAGAATCCCAGCGAAGTATGGGTATCTGCTTTATCATATGGAGATGCCCTTACATATCTAAGACCAAAGATTGAAAAATATTGTCCGATTGGTACAAAGTTTGTACGCTGGAAAGCTCAAGACAGAGCTCATGCATTGCTACCAAATGGTGGCAAAATCATGAGTATGTCAGCTGAGTCAGGGAGAGAAAAATTTCAAGGGGGTGCAGTATCTCTTGTTGTCCTGGATGAAGAGCATCAAAAGCCAATCTTTGATGAGTGCATGCTGCGCTGTATTGACTTCAAAGGTAAAGTGATTTGCACCATGACACCACTCAAGGGGATCACTTGGGTGCATGACGTATTTATAGAAAATCCACAAACAGGATATGGTAGCTATACAATCAGTGGACTAGACAACCCATATGTATCTAGTGTGAAGATGCGTAAAGCAATCGCCCATATGTCAGAGGCTAGCCAGCGATCTAGATTGTTTGGAGAGTTTACAAATCAGCAAGGCATTGTTTATCCTGAGTTTGATCGAAATGTGCATATTGTTAAAAGCTTTGAACCACCTGCTCATTGGCCACGTGATCGTGCTATTGACTTTGGAGTACGCAATCCTTTTGCTTGCTTGTACTTTGCACATGATGAGCGTGAAGATGTCTTGCATGTATATAGAGAGTATTATAAGACAGAGAGAACAAGCCTTGAAAACGGTCGTAATCTCAACAATATACAGCGACGATACAATGAGCAATACCGCTGGACAGTATGTGATCCAGAATCCAGGGATGGCAGAATGACGCTCATGAGAGAGTGTGGTATTGAAAACAAACCAGCTCCAAAGCACTTGGGAGTTGTTGAGACTATTAACTGGGTAAAAGAGCGACTTGCACTTGATGCAGCTGGCAAACCTCATCTTGTTATTCATGACAACTGTAAAGCGCTGATCAAAGAGTTTAGGCTGTACAGGTGGGCAAAGAGTGAGAAAGGCGACAGACCACATAAGGCAAATGATCACGCTCTTGATGCTTTACGTTATGAGATTGCATTTTTAAAGCGCTGGCAGCTGCATCAATGAGGTAAGCAATGGAACAAACTCATTTCAGTAAATGGTTAAAACAAATAATGAATCGCAACGATATCTCAATAGAGCAGCTAGCTAACAGAGCTGGAGTGTCCAGGAAAGATATACGGAACTGGATAAGAGGTAGAAGTATTCCAAAGACAGCTTACTTTGTATTTTTACTTAAGGCATTATGTCAGCTGACAGGTTGTGAAGAGGAAATTTTGTATTTAAATGCCAGCGCTGCGATTCTTAAAGACTCTTGAAAATGGGGATTAAATGTCTTTTATACTTTACATTCTTTATAAATATGTATACAATAGATACAAGCATTAATGCTTTAACAACAACAACGGAGTAAACCATGACCATATTTTTAATTCAATGGATGGAGCGACGCAACTACGTCAAGCCATGTACCAAAGTATTCACCTACCTACACGATGCCCAAGCATTTGCTCTTGAGCTATTGCAGGACCTAGATGTAACAGATGATGAGATTGCTGCTGCTGGATATGATGATGATTATTTGTGGCACAAGTCATACTGGATGATCTGCACCTCATTCTGCACTCCAACCAAGCGCAAAGAACACTGGTTCATATCATTTGAAACCATCAAGCTACCACAAGAGCGGTGACACATGTTCAAAACATTTATATTCAAAAGAGCTGGGCAAGAAATCATTGAGTATTTTTTTGAAAGGATCTATGATCATCTAGCTAGTGATGATCCAAAAAAGGTAAAGGCTTACATTGAAAGAGTAAAAGAGCTAGACGCAAAAGGTTGCATGCAGGTACATAATACATATTTAAATCGTTATACATTCTACGCAACAATCAGCAAGCCCAATTCAGAGGGTTACACTGTCGCCTTAAATAGCATTGGACATGCAACATGTACTTGCCCCTCATATCTTCACAGACATCACAAAAAGGGTGGCTACTGTAAACACATCATTGCACTCGCTCTTATGCTAGAAAAACCACAGAGTGCAAAAAATATTGCTGTACAAATAATGGATAGTTGATATATACTTTACATCTTGGTTGGATTGAGGGATCCGAGCAACGTTCTTTTGAGGGCTGCAACTATGGGGATAAGGGCAGCCCTCTCCTTTTAGAAATTGATAGGAGTGTCAATACTCATATAAATCTGATATAGTGCACGTATTGACAGGAGATCACATGTCGAATCAGAAACAACTCCCTACACCTACTAGCTGGATCAGTCGCTTTGTTCCCTCATTTATAGCCCGCGCATTTGGGCAAGTGCAAACAAATCCAAAGGTGCCAGAGCATGGTGCATCTTGGAGCACCGGCAATGGTGTAGCTCCTATATTTTCACCCCGTCAATCTATGGCTGTATTTGGTAAACACGCTTACACTCATGCTTGTGTAACACGTGCTAGCCAGGACATTGCATCGCTGCCAATTAAACTCTTGAAAGGGCGTGGAGAGGCGCAGACAGAGATTGACGATCATCCAGTGCTTGATCTGTTTCGTCAACCGTCAAGCATCACAGATGGCTATCTCTTCAGAGAACAGTTCATTGTTGATCTCATGATGACAGGTAATGTGTACACGCTGATCGTGGGAGATCCAAAGAGTCCAACAAGCCTCTACAGACTGCACCCTGAAAGCGTGCGCATCATACCTGATCCTATCAAAATGATCCAAGGCTATGAATACAGCGACGGTGGCAACACTGCAGTCTATCCACCTGAGAGAATCATCCATATTCGAAATGCTAGCTGGGACTATGGGAGCTCAGGGGAGTTGTATGGATCTGGTATTGTTGAGGCTTTAAATGAAGAGATCACAGCTGATATAAATGCACAACGTATGGCAAGCAGTGTATCAAAACAAGGGCGACCTGATGTGCTTTTATCCCCTACAGATCCAGCTGACATATGGGATAGGAGACGACGACAAGAGATTATGCAAGCTTACAAATCTATGACTGAGAATGGTGGTGCGATGGCACTTAGTGGTGGGATTAATGTTGAATCACTGAATCTATCTCCACGTGATTTGGAGTTTCAAGCACTGCGTGAAATGGTTAGAGAAAACATTAGCGCTGTTTGTGGTGTTCCATCAACTGTGCTTGGACTACCTGATGCAAACTATGCAACAGCACGCCAGGCAACAATCACATATTATGAGATTCAACAAAAGAGAGCACGCAAACTTGAACAGTTCATGACACGCATAGCACAAATGTTTGACCCTGCGTTGCATGTGATGATTGATTTTTCAAGTGTTGATGCATTGCAAGCTGTAAGAACTGAAAAATTAGAGCGTATAAAAATCCACATTGAGGCTGGAATGTCAGCCAGTGAGGCATATGCATATGAGGGTCTAACTGATTCACCTTTTGGAGAAACAACAGAGACAGACAGCAGTGAGTCAGAAGAGGTGATTGAGCAAGCACTCACAGATCTTGTTGAGCGTGCAAAAGAAGATGAGCTTGCAAAGATTGGAAATATGAAAGAGGCTTTTGATGAGCTCCCTAATGCTACACAGACAGCACTAGAAAAAAAGGCAACTGACCACAATGAAGATGTGAACCAAAACAAAGCGAAAACAACCACAAAGTTTCGACTAGCTGTAGTCTATTGGAGAGGCATCGGAGCGTATCGAAATAATCCAGGTTCTGTCAGACCTTCAGTGAATAGTCCTCAGCAGTGGGCTATGGCTAGAGTCAATTCATACCTATACGCACTTCGCAATGGAAGATATAGAAGTGGCAAGCATGACACAGATCTGCTGCCTAAAGATCATCCAATGTCAGGTAAAGACGAAAAAAAAAAGAAAGATCCACTAGCTGAACTAGAGCGTAGAGAGCTCAAAAGATTAACAGTTGATAGGGGTAGTGTTGGAGACAAGGATCCAACAAATTTTCCAAAGAATGGTGATAATCAGCAAGTGGCACTCCGCAATTCAGAGTATGAAAGATTCCCTCCTAGTGAGGCACAAGACTTGAAAGACAATTGGCCTGAAATATGGAACGCTGGTGGCAACATCTTGGGCAACAAACAGTACAACCGTCTCAAGCCTATCGCTAGTCGTAGAAGTAGTGTTGCGAAGACTAGAACAGAAGAGGAGGCGATACGATTGCGTGAGGCATGGGCAGCTCGCCACTTAAAAGATAAGCTACTTGCTGGAGTTGTTGCTCAAATCAAATGGTTAGTTGTTGGATCCCGTGGATTGTCACACATGCGCAAAGTGATCAGTGCAGAGAAAAAGAGATTGACTGAAAAAAGAGATTTATCACAATCTATGAGCAAACAACAAAAGGACATATTTTGGCGTCAATGGATGAAAAAGCAGGTCGTGCCAGCTGAAAGAACAATGAAACGGGCTGTTGAGATATACCTGGATGATGCTGCTGATAGATACGCAAGAAGAGCTGAGACACTAGCTCAAGCCATTATTAATCAGCAACAAAACAAAGCGATTGACTATACAACAATACTTGGTAGAGCTGCTGAAATCACACAGATACAAAAAGTAATTGGTCGTGCGTATCGTACTATTTTCATGTTGACAGGAAATGACACAGTTACACAGCTATACGACATGACAGGTAAAAGCAGACCCCTTGATCTGTTATTTGGTGAGCGTAAGATCATGGAGCGTCAGATCCTTACAATGGCAAGGCAAATAAATGCAACGAATGAAAAGCAAGTAAAGAGACTTGTTAGAGCTGGGATTGAGAAAGGATTAAGCAACAGACAGATCGCTGAAAACATTAGAAGTGCTACAACATTTAATGCAGCACGTGCACAACGCATTGCACAAACAGAAACCACAAAAGCGATCAACACAGCTACAAATGATGCTTA